AATCTTGATTAGTACTATCATATTTTTGAGCAATAGTTTGTAATTGTAAATCTTGCCAAAGTCTAGTATTTAATGGATTAGATACTGATACTGTTTCAATTATATGTGAGTAAAGAGTACCATAATACTTTTGATATAATCCTTGAATATTATGTTTCCACTCTGTTTCTCCATTAGCTGAGTAAAAAGTATTTTGGTCTTGAGAATAGAATAGTGGAAGATAAGAATGGAATGATACCCAAGTTTTAGTTAGCAATGAAAATGAAATTGTAAATGATTTATTTTCAAAATGAACTAAACTATTAAGAGAAATATTTTTAAAACTTGTACCTCCATTATACATTACAAAACTATTAGTATCTACATTAAAATATATTTTACCAGGAACTAAATCTAAATATCCTGCTTCAATACTTATAATTTTAAAATCTTTTAAGTAATCAGGTCTTAATAGATAATCTCTTTTAGTAAAGATAACTCTTTGATGTCTTGGGTCAAATACTGAATGAATACCTATACCATTAGGATTATTAGGATTGTCAGCATTAGGGAATACTTCACCTGTAAGGTCAAAGAATTGTTGAGCAAGATATGGTTTAAGATATTCTTGAAACCAATTATACATACCCTCACCACTTATCTTTGCTAATCCTCCTTCTGCACCACTAACAAGATATAAACTCTTTTCATATTCAGAAGCATAAAATATACCAAGAGGTGATTTAAGAATACTCCATTTATGATTAGTACCTGCACTACCCATATCTGAATCTACCATTTTTCTTGGGGGTATTGAGAAATATTCTCCTGTACCTATGTATGTAACTACTTCATTAATAATACTTTGTTGTACATTTTGAGGTAGTAACCATAGACATTCTTCAGTAAATACAAATAATGAATTATTCTTTCTTACTAATCCTGTAATACCACCATGCTCTGCTTCTATATCTCTATAATTATTAGCTAAGAATGTTCTATAATTATCAGCAAGCTCTTCTTGAAAACTTGTTTCAGAATAATATACTCTATCAGGAAAAGACTCTAAACAATCTGAACAACATTCATAATTAGATGGTAATGGAAAATAAACTTTTTGTTTATCCATTCTACTAAAATCAACATTGTAATGATATATCTCTGGACAACACAATCCTTTATATAACCACTTATCTTTATCTTCATCATAGTATAACCACCTTTCTACAAAGTAATCTATGATTTTAGGATATTGATAATTATAGTAAACTCCACAACTATGATTTTCTACTTGTCTTAAAGCAGTATTAACTTCTGATTCTGTATATACACCTATAAGATGTTCATTTGCAAGTGCTATAAAATTACCAAAAACACCTGTAAATAAACTATCTAACTCAGTATCTTTAACCGTTTTATCTAATTCAGTATCTTTAAAAGTATCTACAAATCCTTTAACTATCAATGCTGATACTCCAATAGAACCTAATGTAATTGCAGTAATAGCTATAATTGCAGGCAAAGTAGTAGGAATAAGTACACCTGCTGCACCAAGTACTGCTGATACTGCTAATCCTGATGCTCCTCCTGCTGTAAGTGCAATACCAACTGCTGCTACAACAATTACTAAACCTAAAACTAATTCACCTATTATACCACTAAACATTTCTCTTAAAAGAGAATTAGAAAGATTGTAATGAGTAATAGATACATCACCTGCATATAATCCAAAATCACTTCCTGTTGAAGGTGCAGTTAACATGCAATTATGCATTTTATAATACTTAATTGAATTAAGATTACAATGTACATCTCTTTCTACTCTTAAAGTTACATAAGGAATATGCCTACCAGTTGAACCACCTCTATAAGGAAGATTTTGACCTAATTTAAGCATCTGTACTCTGTTAGACCAAGATACATTATATTGCCTATATCCTGTTTCATAGTTATCATCATACGACAAAGCATTTGATGAAAGTATTTTTAACTTTGCAAAATTCCTATCACTATTAGTTGTAAATGTTCCTTTGTATACTTGAGTTCTTCTTTCTATAAGTGGGTCAACATCTACAAACATAGACCCTGCTCCATCAAATTTTTTACTACCTAAATTAACATCATCATAATTAAACTCTCTTTCAAGTTTTAAATATTCAGGAATGAGTAAATTATTTTGATATTGAAATTTAGGATTTAACAAATATGAATGTCCATCATCATCATCATTACCTTTTGTAAAATAAGAAAATGTAAGATATTGAAATTTAGCATCAGTATATCTTGCTCTACCTGCAATACCTGCATCAAGTATAGTTCTATTAAAATCATCTCTTTCAGCTCTAACAAAATAATGACCTATAATATCAGGATGTGGGTATTCTACATTAGTAAATTTAATTCCTAAAAGCCTAAGTGTACTGCTATTTACATAATTATCATAAGCAAAATTAACTGAATGTGTAATTGTAAATTCAGCAGTATAAGTAGTTAATGTACCTGAATAAAGTATGTCAGAAAATACATCAATTCCATCAGCTGATATTTGAGTATCTACTGTAAATGTAAAAACTCCATTAGTTAAATCATCTTCATTAATAGTTTGAGTTACAGGAGTTTGGGGTGTTGGGGGTGGTACATTATACTTATAATCAACAGTTAAATCAAGTGGTAATCCAGGTGTAGGCCACTCTTCATCAGTATTTAAAGTAACTGTTACTGTAAGACTATAAAATGTAGATAGTGAATTATCATTATCTACATGAGTTTCTAATCCTCTTGATGGAAATCTATGATGTCTTATAGGTGTATTTACAATTGGATTACCACATATATCTGTTCCCCAATAATCTCCTGATGCACAAGAATCTATATCTTCATAGTTAGATTGACTACATTCCCAGTATGCCATTTGTCCTTCTAATGGACCTGTTTTAATTGCAGTTTCATATACTCTCCACTTTTCTACTTTAGGAATTAAACCATCATTATATGCAGTTTCTAATGATATTGGAACAATATGTTCTATATCATGATTCCAATCTTTTATAACTGAATCATCATCTGTAGGTTCACAATCTTCTGTATTCCAATTCCATCTTTGATTTTTAGGTGGTCCAGGAATATGATAAACAGGAGATTCAAATCCATCAGCAAATACATAAACTATTCCCATAGCATATACTTCACCACCCATAAATCCTACACATTCAAATGGAGATAAAGGATTCTTAGGATTGCCTACTTCACTAATATCTTTATCTCCTATTTCTTTAACTATATAACGAGAATGTATTTTAGATGCATATTGTTGGAATCCACAAAAGTTTACTTGTTTACCTTTTGTATTAGCAAGTAATAATTTATTTTCTAACTGCTCTATATGTCGAACAACTTCTATATCAATTTTACCTACTTTAATTTCTTCAGCAGATATTTCTGTATAACCATTTAATCCACCATCAAATATAAATGTAGTTTGAGTAATTGGTATGTTAGGAGATACAACAGTTTTGTTTACTATTCCTGTAAATTGACTTGCTTTTATTACTGCTATTCTATAAAAACTAAAGTTAGAATCTAAATTAGAAAGATTAAGTTGAATAGCTTTATTAGTAGGTGAGGGTACACCAGCTAATCCATCATATTCTAATTGAGATGAACCATCAATAAATTGATATGCAGAGTATATACTATCATGATAAATATTAATAGGTCTTGAAGTTACAATCCAATTAGTAGGATTACCATCTTCATTAAGTAACTGAATTGAAAAGTTATATGACCCTGCTTCTAGTTGACCACCATTAATTACTTCAGCTTCAGAAAAACATGGTACTTTAAAATCTTGAATCAAATTAAATTTAGTACAATTCCACTTTTCACCTGTAAATGGTGGAAGAGGTATAGAAGATTCAAGATAAGCTATATAAGCATCACTATAATAATCTTCTAATTTAGCAAAGTTAACTTGTCTTACAGAATTTAATCCATCAGTAAAATACACTACTGTTTCACAACCTCTTCTTAATCTATATGTTGCATCTATTTGATATTCAATACTAAATCCTAAACATTCAGAATTTACTACAGAAGTATAATCACAATTCTTTACTGTACCTATTTCACTATTAGTTCCATTAGTACTAAAGATAACTATCTCATTATCTTTAGTATAAACTTTACCTATTCTATAATATCCATTAGGAAGAGTGTAACATTCCTCATTTCCTTTTTCATTAGATAGCATTGTTCTGTTACCTTCATTAGTTTCATTAACAGCATTTAATGCATATCTATATGATTCTTTAGGTTGGTCAACAGGATTAACATCCTGCATCATACCTTTATTTGGTCTGTTTACATTTTTTTCCATTAGATATATGAGTTGTGATATCCTCTAAAATAATTTCTAAAGTCAGGGTCATTAAACTTACGAGATTCAGGTCTTGACATTTTACCAAAAAATCCATAATACCTATTAATACGAGGTAGCATATAATTTCTTTGTTCAAGAATATTCTGCCATTGGTCAACACCTTTAGGCATCATAGCTCTATTACGAGCTTGTTTACAATACCATTGCCAATCTTGCTCAGCTTTTTGTAATTTACCTACTGACCCATCTCTATTAGCATAAAACTCTCTTTCCATTAACTTCATTACTATGTATTTAGTAATGGCAGTAGTGTAAGCATAATGGTCAGGTATCATTGGGTAACCTTGTTCATCTACTTGTTGTCTTACATAACTTAATACTACTTGACCTTTTTCAAATGAAAATCTAAGAGTATCTCCATTAACAATTGTATATTCATCAAACATTCCAACATGCTCACTATATAGTTTAGCTTGATTAGGATGTGTACATACAATAGAATTAAAGAATGAATGATTAGTTAATCTTATAGTAGAAAAGCAATTATTAAAAAGATATGATGAAGAGTAATAACCTGATTCACTTCTTAAATCAAAGTAAGGTCTATAGTATGCTAAATCATAAGCATCTATTGGTTGACCATTACAATCAATAGCAACAGGAATAGCAGCTCCTTCTTCAACAGGTTCTTCCATTGCAGCTATTACATCTGATGGGCATAACCCACATTCTTTTTTATCATCAAAACAAATATTTCTTGCTAATTGAATAATAGCATGTAGTCCATTAGGTAATTCACATTGATGATTTTTAACTTCTATAAATGCTACTGCTTCTTCATAAAGTGTAATAGCACCAATAGCTTGTAAAGCTTCAGCTGTCCATTCAATAACATCAGATTCATTTATGTTTTCAAGAGAACCAAAATCTCTCCTGAGTTTACCAAGAATCCTATTTACTGAAACATGGGGTGTAACTTCATTACTCATAGTTATTTATATTTTCCAATATTTGATTTATTAAATGTTAATGGTGAGTACCTTCCTTCTAATATCAGATATTCTTTTCCTTCATTTATTTTATTGAAGAGTAACTTTTTACTTTTTCTATTAGGTACATAAGTATATAAAAATTTAGTGTGTAATAACATAGACACTCTTGACCACATAAACCTATATCTTATTCCATCTGAGTGTTCATTAAAGAAATATACCTTTTGATTTTTTTCTTTACATTTATCACAAGTTTTCCAAAGCTTATGAGTTTCTATCCAATTTACTGTTAGCCCATCTATACCTTCATCTGTTACTTTAGGCATTAATTTTTTACCTATAATTTCTACTACTCCAAGTTTTTCAGGGACATATACTCTTTCTCCTTCTAAAACACAATCCATTAAAAACTCTGCAAATGAATTCATTAATTTTAAATATTCACCTAAAGATAATTTTCTAACAGAATGATGATGTTTCTTTTTATAATAGTTTTTATATGCTGTTCTAAATGTTTCTAATTGTTTTCCTTTACTCATATTACTTAGTTGTCTGTTCTGGATTATCCTTACTATTATTAGATGAGTCTTCTTGCGCTTGATTAAATATTGATATTAACTCTTGTACACTTAATTCTACTACAGCATCTACCATAGAGTTATCTAAATGAAACTCTCTATCAAATACTGATAAACAATTATCTACTGTAGGACAATACATTGGATAGTTATAACCATCAACTGGGTCTTCTAACAATATTTCTATTCTTATTACTTCAGTATCATTTTTAGCAGTAACATAAAGATACTCACCTGTTATAAAGTAATCAGGTTTATGAGAAGTATATTTATCATACTGCTTGTATTTCTTATCTTGCCAAGTTAATTCAGAATACACTATGTTACCATCTAAAGATGTAACACTTCTAATAATGTGTCCATTCATTCCTGACAATGGTTTTGGAAGTGGATATTTAGTTTTGTAAATACAACATCCTAATGGTGGAATACAAGGACACTCAGTTATAGGTGCTATAACAAGTTCTACACAAGGCAATACTTGATAGTTAATACTTGCTATAAATTGTCTTTTGTTTATTCTTTCATAAAGTAATCTTCCTCTTATAGTTTTGAGCTTACTATATATGTGTCTTGAGTTTAATCTGCTATCATCAGACTTTACACCTTTAGAATATAAAGCTTGTATTCGTTGTATAATTTCTTTAATAGTCATCTTAAGTTATTAATTATGATGTTAAGAATTCTTTTAATTGAATTGTAAAGTCATTACATTTTCTTACTTCATAAGTACCATTCTCCTTTAACCAAATTACAATTCTTTCTTTTGGTTCTAATCCTAATTGTTCTAACAGGATTTGATAATAAGATAATTGAATTTGATATTTACAATAAGGTGTGTTAGGAGTATATTCAAAAGGATATAACAAATTACCATACTGCTTATCTAAATCAATATTAGTTTTATAGTCAGCTATTACTAAATGATTTTCTTTATTATTCCATAATAACAAGTCAGTAGTTCCTGCATATTCATGTTCTAATGAATACATTTTTAACTCAGTAGCTACTACACTATAATTATTAGATAGAATGTAATCATTTATAAATTGCTTACCTGCAAGTTCTTGTTTACAAGATGGCTCAATACTATTGTCTTCAATATAATTTTCATTAAACAAATGTACTCTAGTTCCTTTAGTTGCAGAGTATTCTCTTTTATCTTCCCATTGTTTTAATACAACATTTGTTTTTACATTTTTCTTTTTTGCAACATTTGCAGCTATTTCTACTTCTTTAAATTCATGAACATGTTTCTTAATCATTGAACTTACAGAGTTAAGTATCTTATTGTTTACTCTGTACAAGTGTCTACCTTCTTCAAATTCTAAATCTAAGAATGCATTGTTAATAATTTCTTGAACTTGTTGTAACTCTAACATAAAAAAGATATTTGTTTGAGTAACAAATATCTTAATTTTTATTGAGAGTTTCAATTTAATCTTAATTATTCTTTTCTAATCTTTCAACTAATGTAAGTAACTTTTTCATTAGTGCTGTGTTATTTTCTATAACGTGATTGTTAGAACTAACTGTATCTAATAATGTTTTTCTATCTTCTGCAACATATTTTAAAAGTTGGTCTTCTATTTCTTTTAACCTACTTTCATTCTTCTTATGAAGAACAAAAAACTGTTTACCCATAAAGTAAATAATACCAATCATGATAATAGCAAATACACCTAAAATGCCATAGTTAGTAAGATAGCTTATTTCTTGGGGTACTTGTAACAATAAGGATTTCATTTTAATTTTGATATTTATTATGTGATTTAAACTCAACTACTGGTAAATGCTTTACCCACCAACAGTCTATATTTTTGTTTTCAAATATTTGGTGTAAAGGTATAATCCAATTCTCTTCTACATCCAATAAAGGAGTGAATGGCTTATATTCATCATAAAATTTATCAGACAAATATAATCTTTCTTCTTCATCTAAAATACCGCCTAACATAATTATAATTTTTATTCTTCTGGTGATGGAGGCTCAGGTTTAGGTATATATTCAATCAAAGGCAAATCTTTTACCCATTGGAACTCAGGAGTTACACATTGGTCAATCTCTTCAACTGAAATTATCCAATCGTCATTTGCATCCTGAATTGGGTTAAAATAGCTGTCTTCATCATAAAGCTGACCTATTAAGCTATCTTTTTCTGTTATTGTTAATAGTCCTACTTCTATCATACTTGTCTACCTAAAGTTGTGTTAAATGCCTGTACTATTGTATAATAATTAAGTGCTTCTGCATCTGTTAACCCATCTCCGATACTTGCAAATGCGCATTGTTTTGTAGAGTAAAAAGCAACTGTCCCATTTCTATTAATAGCTCCTAAATAAACACTTGCAGTTGAAGGAGTTGTTGATGCTGTTGTGCCTGTTGCAAGTTTTAAATTATTACGAAAACCGTTTACAACATTTGAAGCTGTTCTGTTACCAATATAAAACGCTCTTGAATCTGTATCAGAATGTGTTATGTACGTACTTGTTGAGTTTATATTGTAATAAGTTAAATTTGATGTTCTAATTTCTAAGACTAATTTATTGTCAAAAGAATTACTTCCATTTGCTGCACCAATTTCAACTTCTGTTAAGTTGCTATTTGTTCTGCTGTAATATGAAATGTGAGTGCTATTTTGAGTTAAAATAGTACTTGGAACTAAAAAACTATTTGCAAAAGCATTAACGCCATTTGGAGTTGCACCTGTACTGCTATGAGTCCAACCACCGCTAAAAACTAAGCGAAAAGCTGCATTTGTATCTTGCGGGTCTTTCAAATTCCATTTGTGCAATGCAGCAGTACCCCCAACAAACGGGTACATAGCTTTTACTTTATCCCAAATTCCTGCTGCTTTTGTATTAACTACAAGTGTATTAATTGCATTTTGTTCAATAGTATTTGTTATTCCTGTTGCTGTAATAAAAGCTTGTGCATTAGGGTCAAAAAGTGGGGCAGTTACTCTTGCTTTAATATAAACTCCCATAGTTAAACTACAAATTGATTTAACCAATTATTTACCATATCAGGCACATCTGTGTCTTCCCAAGTATTTACATATGACATATCTTCTGCTCTTAATCCAAATGTAGCATTATTAGCAAATAACTTTATATCAACAGATAATAGTTTATCTACGGCTTTATCTAATATAGTATTTAGATTTACTTCCATAATGTTAGTAGTAATCTCTACTTGAAACTGAGGAAACTTATATGTAGCCATTGTATTATTTTTTTTATGTTATGAAAGTGTTGTTCCAGTTACTGTGAAAGTGCGGCAGGGAAGATATCTTTGTCCTGATGATGTTGTTTTTGAAGTTCCTGTTAATATTTTTGTTGCATTATTTATTGCATATGCTTGTGTTGTTGTTGGATGTGATGTTGTTGATGACCAAAATATTTCATTTGTATTATTATTGAAAGGCGCATAATTCAACCCCCTTAATGAATCCATAGTATTAAGCAAAAATAATTCATAAATATTTGGCAATCTCCATCCTGTTGTAAATGTTCCTATACTTACTATTAATGCTCCATCTATTGCATTATTCCAAGCAATATCAACTCCATTTGATGTCCTTCTCCAACCTAAAACCGTAGAACCATCATAGGTACTCCAGTCGATAACTATGTTATTTGTGTATGTTTGTCCACCTAACTCATCAGTAAATCTGTTCATGTTTGCGAAAGGATTATTTTCAGCAAGTATTGTAAAACTTATACTTCTACCTCTTTTTAAGTCACCATCGTCACCTGTGCGATAGCTTGTAGTTTGTCCAGTTTTTATTAACTGTGCCGTACTTCTATTACCGCTTGGAGGAACTGCTTTTATGTATGTGTTCATAGTTATGCTTTAGTAATGTTTAAGTTAATAACTGCTGCTGTATTTACTGTAACTGTTATTTTACTACCTACTGCAATAGTATTTGTAAGTGTATAGGCTGCACCATCATCAAGTATTGTAGTAGTAGGACTATTTAAAATATTGCTTATTGTATTAATCTTTAAATCATAAGGAGCGTAAAAATCCACCGTTAAGGCATCCATAAGCTCAACCGTATAAAAAATGCCACGATTAACCCAAAGTGTGCCGTTATACTCCAAAGAATTACCATTAGCAGCATTTGTGATGCTTACATCGTGAAGCTCATCTAATTCCCAACCATTCATCACCTTGACATAAATTTTTCCATTTATTGCATGTGAATATTCCACATATCCAATCACAACAATGTGCCCTGCTCCTGTTGGTTTGACTTTTGTTATCTGTCCTGCTGTTGTTGGACTAAGATATAGAACATCACCATCTGCCCATGTTTCACCCTGCAAACTTCCTGTTGTGTTGATATCTGCAATCTGACCTACACACACAATGAATCCTTCCTGATTAGTAGCAATTGTTTCACATACCAATCCAATTGTGTCTGCACTATTTGCATCATTGTTCCCTTGTGCCAATTCAACTGCTAATCTTTGACCTTGTGCCCCTGATATCCTTACTGCCTTATACCCTGCTTTGGTCAATGTTTGATTTGGTGTGACTTTATTTACTACCCTTGCATGAATATGCTGTCCAACATTTGATATTGTGTTTCCACCTTTCAATCCCAAATTCAATGTTCCCAATGTGTCATTCCATGCCAATTCACCTTCTGCAACTGAATGTCCTAATGATGTTGCAAAATCTAAATAATCTAAATCAACAATTGATTTATTATTAGCTGTGTTACCATTTCCTAATACAGTTTCGAGGTCAGCTGAACCACTACTTGCTTCATAGTAGTCAAACTTACCAGTTATGGGATTTAATTTATATGGCATATTAAGTAGTAGTTATGTTTGTACAATTATTATTTGCATCATAAGTAAATGCCTGAGTAAACATTAAAATAGCACCTTCATAGTGTTCAGCAAGAGTTACATTATTATTAACATCATAAGTATAATCAATTGAATTACCTGGAGTAGTACTCCAATTAGCATATAATGTAGTTGTATATAATAATTGAATTATATCTGAAACTTTATTTATTGCAAAAATAGTATCTGCACTACTTTCACAAGCACATAGTAATGCTCTATTTATTTGTTTGATATCTTCTCTAGTTCCCATCTGTATTTTTATTTTTGAGTTTTTCAATAGTTCTTGAGATAGTGTAAACACCCATATCAGCAAACATTGCAAGTAATATAGCTTCAGTAATAAATCCCTCATTACAAGGTTTAGAACTATATAGACAAGTTACAAATGCAATAGTAATTAGTACAGACCATAAAACAGTTCTTACAGGTCTTTGGTAATTCTTTATCAAAATTAATACTTTTTCCATAATTATTTTAATTTTTAATATTCATCACAATCAATTAAAGTTAATCCTATTCCTGAACCTGAGCCTGAACCAGTATCACAAGATACATTAACATTTACTTTTCCTGAAAAACAAAGAGTACAAACAACATCTTCAGTAACTACAGTAAGTCTTACTTTAATAACTGCTTCTATTTTTTTAAATACCCCAGGAGAACAAGTGGAAGATATTATTGCTGTATGAGATGGAGATAAACCTATTGAGTTACTTGTATTGTACACTATAGGTGAACTTGTAGTAAGATGTGTAAGAGAACCTATACAAGGATTACAAGGAGAACCTGACATTCCAAAAGGATAATGGTCAAATAATCCAACAGATACATTTTGTAATTTATATTCAAATGTTGCAATGTTTGCATAATTTAATCCAAGTGAACTTAAGTTAGTCAATTGAAAATTAATATTATACAAAGCTCGCAGTTTAACTGATAATCCTACAAGTGTATTACTAATGTTTGATACAAACATTGAACTTAAAATATTAATTTCACCAAAATCTACACAATCAAATCCTTCTCCTCCAGGACCTGGGTCAGGTAATGGACAATTAATAGTTATATTATCAGTTGTAGTACAACCATTTGAATCAGTTATAATAACATCAATTTCATCTCCATTATTTACAGATTGACCTGGACTAAAAACACCAGGTGTTATTTGTGTAAAGTTTCCATAAGGACTTCCATTTATACTTCCTGTAACTGAATATGGTGCATTGCCACCTGAAGGAGTTACTGTTAATAATGCTTCTCCTGTGTTATTACCTAATCCATCAGTTAAACATTCAACTTCAAAATTAGATAAAATAGTAACTGTTTTACAATCAAATGGACAATCTATAGTTCCTCTTTGTACTAATGAAACAACTCCTAAACTATCTATTACATAAAATGAAAATGTAGTACCATTAGGTAAGTTTTGACATAAATTTCCACCATCTAAAAGTATAGTACCATTTGGTACACCAACTACTGTATATGGAGGAGTTCCACCTGATGCTTGAATACATAATGTACCTGTATCATCTTCTTGACATTCATAAGCAGATGATATTAATAATGGGTCAAAATAACAAGTACCATTATCTATTGTAGCAAGTGGGTCATAGTTAACAGCTTCAGGGTCAGTACATCCCCCTCTGTAATTAATTTTATCATCCCAACTTCCTGTACACTTATCAGTATCAGTAACAACAACTTCTACATTACCCCCTACTGAACTACTAAATAACAATATTGGTTCTAATGTTAATACATTAGCTACACTAGATACTAATTGAAAAACACTTGTATCATAAGTCCAACTATAAGAAACAGGCAATACAGCATTTGCTACACTAGCTGTAAATACAAAGTTATTATTTACTATAGTAACAACTACATTAACTACAATGTTACATGCAACTGTATTTGATGCTTCACTACTTGTACATGGAAGATTAGAACCCTTTAAACAAGATAAATCAATAGGTTTACAATCTAATCTATTGAGATAAGATTTGATAAAATTTTCATTAGATGTATCATCAGAACAAAGCATTCCAAATTTTCTTCGGAGTACTCTATCATACATTTCTTTGACTATGTTACAGTTCCACTTTTTCATATTAGCAGCCGCAGGTTACACAAGTTTGGTTAGTACCTAATTCAGAACAAAGCTTATTAAATATTGCACACAACTCATCACAATTACACCCACAATTTGAACCTTCAGTTAATGTATAGTGTAAAAGAAATATATTTGTTGCTGTTTTATTACAATCTAATAGTTCTTCTAATTTAGTTGATACTTTACATTTAGTTTCACAATCAAAAAAGAAACAATTAGATTCAGTAATTATATTATTCCACTTGTCAATAAATGTAAAACTAAATGAATAAATTCCATCAACAAAGGTTGTCATGTTAAAAAACAATGGAGAAATGTACATTACATTAGAATTAAAGAACATACCTTCTATTGGAAAATATCCAAAATAAATATCTTGTTGACTTCCTGCAACATAAGTTACCATATTAACTGGTGTAATATTTAAAGGAAGGTCAGTAATAGTATAAACACAAGTATTTGTTATAGCATCATAAGTATAACCTTGAGTTA